CCGTTATCGTCTGCACCAGAACCATCATCAGCATTTACGATTTGAGATTCAGTCTCACCCGTTAATGAATTATAGATAGTAGCTAATCCATCTGTACCTTCAGATTCACCTTCAGGTGTACCGTAGAATATTGTTCTACCGTATTCATTAGCCATACCAGTAGCGTGACCCAACATAACTTTCATTAAGTTGTAGTTAACACCTTGACCGATGATTGCTAAGTCTTCATCTAATTGTGCAGTCGTTTCAAATTTGTCAGCGTTGTATGTACGTTTAACAAATTTAGCTACGTCTGGAATAACACCCTCATTGTACATACGACGAACTGGTGTCGGAACATAAGAAAGAATTACCTCTTCATGTTTGTCACCTTTATTCATTTGCATGTATGGAATATCTTTAACAATCTCATTTTGAGCTGCTAAGACATTGATGATCTTATTTACTTGAACATCCTTAGTTCCTACGATGTCTAACATCGTTTGTTTTGCATAACCTATTGCGCTCATTTAAAGCCCCCTTTTATTTTTTAACTCCGTAAATTTTATCCCAAATTGGTAGACCGTCATCCGCATCAGGTTTACCACCTTGTACTATTGTTCCATCTTGCCCGTACAATTTACTATACAAACCTTTTAGACCCAACATGAGTACAGGGTCTACGTGTTTGCCACTTGCTGTCAACTGTTTTTTAAGGTCAGGCATAAGGTCTAGTACCTTATTTGCTTCCATGAATGATTTTTCTAACTCTTTACCAAACTCAGGATGCTCTTTAAGCATCTTAAAGTCTTTCTGCATTTGCAAATGTTGCTCACGTTTTGCTTCTTCTGCACTCTTAGACTTCTGAGATTCTGCACTGTCTTTCAAACCTTTAATGAAATTAGCAAAACCCTCAACCTGTTTCTCATTCAAGTCGTGAGCTTTAGCATAAGTTTCAATCAACTTGATGCTTTTCTCATCATGTCCCTCTTTATTAAACTTAAACTCAGACGGTTTATCTGCAGGGTCAGCGTGCTCTTTATAACCAGCGGCACTTTGATTGTCTGTGTCTTTATAACCTAGTGTCGCATCGGGAGGGGCGGCTGCTGGGTCTTGTACTGGTGGTGTAGCTGTCGCTGCAGGTGCAGAATTAGCAGGGTCTTGTACTTGATTAGCTGATTGATTGTTCTCGCTCATTTTGTTTTTCCTTTTCTATTTCTATTAAAAGTTTACCCGTCATCTCAGGGCTAGACTCCATTAACGATTTAAGCAAGATATTACCCACTCTGTGCATTGTTGCAACCTCAATCAACGCCATGTGATCGAGTCCTGCAGGTATGTGATCTAATGCCATTGTAGAATTGAGTAAGAATTTCATAAACGGCTTGCACTCAGTTTTACTTAGACAAAAGGCTATAGAGTTTTTTATCTCTAAAGTCCTCTGTCTTTCTCTCATCTCATCATTGAGCATAATCACCTTTCGCAGCAGCCATATCATAGTTAGCTGATGCTTGATCTTTAGCTGCGGCTGCTTGTTGCGCTGCGGCTTGTAACTGCATTTCTCTTTGTGCGGCTGCTTGTTGCATCTCTCGTTGACTATCTACCGACTCTTGATCTCTATTAAGTCCTGCAGGTAAATAAAGTCTATCCTCATAAATATCTGCGTACTTGTCAAAATTAATTTTCTGCAATAGTTGAGGATTAACTTGAGCCGCTTGACTCATCACTTGAATAAATCTATCAACCTGTGGTAAGTCTGCAGCTCTTTGAACCTGAGCAAACACCGAAGTAATCTTAACTTGTAATGCTTTACCAGCTAATGCATCAGGAATAACAATAGACGGGTCAGTCCTTAATGTATAGTCAGTCACATACTCAAGCATCGGTACATTCAGCGAGTGGTCTAATGACTGTAATAGTGGCCCTGCGATTAATTGCTTCTCTTGCTCGATTACATCAACCTCTCTAGCCGTTCTAGTCTTAGGATTATTAACCATATATAACAAGTAATCCGCATAAAACAATCTATCAATCAACCGTCTCAAGTCATTACTATCCTGAGTTAACAGTTGATAACCTGTACTATTAGCTCTAGCTAATTGTAATTGTTGTTGCTGCTGTAATTGCTGCTGCTCATACACGCTCATAGGTAAATGAGAATTAGCTTGGTTAGACCTGTAAGACTTTTTAAGTCCTGCCATACCTTGTATTGCAGTCTCACTCATATAGTCTAAATTCGTATCTCTAACGATAGCTTTCTTGTTTAAAGACTTAATAAGTCCCAGAGCATCTAACATACAACCAGTCTGACCATAAGCAAAATTGTTAGCACTGATATTCTTAGGTGCAACAAACGGCTTACTCATTCTATGTTGTATGCGTAAAAATCTACTATTCTCTTTGTCATCTTTTCTAACAGTCTTGTTAGACTCATAAGTGTTACTGTAATCACCTTTATAGTCCAACTCGTAAGTTAAACAAACCCAAGGTCTATTAACCCCTGCAGGTGCTTCATTAGAATTAAAAAACTCATTCTTTCCGCACCACTCAACTACTCCAATTTTCTCATGATACTTACCACTCTCGTAAAACTTCCTCACATCTTTACTAAAGATAGACCAGTCCCACTCTCCATTTACTTTTTTACCATAGCTATGCACAAGCTGTCTTACAGTTAATTGAAACTGTCTAACTAACACAACTGCATCACCTTTATAGTCATTCTCTAATAAATACGTACCAGCATCTAACGGTGTAAAATGTAGTCTATCCTCTAACTCATCAATGTATAATACCGCTGTGTTAACTGTAGATATGTCCTCATACACTACAGGTAAATGTCTGTAAGCATTACTAATACTAAGCTGTTTAAACACCTTACGAGTTAATAATTGTGTAAACTCTTTAACCTCTAAGTCTTTATTTAAATCCTCATCACCTGTCTCAAGTAATCCCCATTGTCTAGTAGATGAAGTATTACCCTCCATAAACCCAGATATAAATGCGCGTCTTGATAACAAATGGTGTGGGTCTACAATATGGTTATTATTCCTAACACCTGTATGCTGACCAGATAAAAGCATTTCTACTTTATGCGGTGATGACCAATACAATAAGTCAATCCAATCAGGTTTAACGTAGTCAAACTCACGTCTCAAGTCACAAACATTACTCTCAATACTATCAACTTTATATTGCATCTATACCCCTATCTCAAATCCATTAAGTCCAGCTCCGAAAGTAGACTCTTTTATTTTATCCTCTGCATCTTTTACAATTTGAGCATTAGCCCTTTTTTGCATCTCTAACTGGTCACCGCTAAGTCCTGCTAAGTTAGTATTCTGATAAGCAGTCATAAAATCCGTACCTGAATACATCTTAACAAACTCATCTTGTAAAGCTTTAAAGTCCACCCCTGCAGCACTACCTTGACTAACAGGCTTATTACCCCCTGTTAACAAGTTAGTTGTCACAGCATTAGACTTAGCTATCTCATTTGCCTCAAATTGCTTATTGCGTCTGTTAAGCTCTTGCTGATACAACGCCGCTTGCTGGTCATAAAACGCACCATAATTAATAGGGTCTAATCCGTCATATATACCAAGCCAACCTGCAGGTGTAGCCTCTTGTAAAAAGTCCCTAACTGTATCAAATAAATCCATAACCTACCCCCTAAACGTCATATTTTTATATGGGTCATACGTACCAGTGTCTCTGTCCTCGTCCTCATAGTCAACTCTAGGCTTATGTTGTGGTAACCTGTCGTGTATCTTACGACCAAACCTCAACACAAATCCATCCGCTAAGTCAGGTGACATCCCCACTCTCAACTTAATACCATCTTTAGGCTCTGCTTGCTTCTTTAATGTATGCTTATTGCGCAGTCCTTTAGTCCAGCTTAACTCTTTAACAATGTCATCACTTGCCACCACCTCATTACTAACAATAGTGACAGGTCCTTTAAGCCACTCATTAGCCTCGTAATACATCTGCGCTCTCAAATTCTGATACTGACTCGTATTGAAGTCAGGTGCATCAATAGCAGCCCCACCAAACGACACCAACTGCCAATGATACTTAGGTCCATTAGCCTGACTTAATG